GCAGCAACGGCTTCGCCTGGATCGCCTGTTTGAACGTGTCTCCCTTGTTATAGTAAAAGTCCAGCGCCGCATTGGCGATGTTCGAGATTTCTCCTGCCGTGAAGGCCATTGTGTTTTACCATGTCAGGAGGCACGCCGGGCATTTGCCAGCGCCGCAAGGACTGCGTCCTTCATCGTGCGCGGCTCGGGCATCGACGTGCCGGTTGCGACATGGATGCTGGACGGAGCCGGCCGCGTGGCCTTCGGCGCGGGACGCGCCTGAGCGAACGTGGCTCTAACCTCGTCATAGGCCGCCTGCACCAGCGCCACCGCCTCTTGCTCTGAGCGTGGCGAACCACGCTCCTGCAACAGACCCTGGGCATAGCGACGCACAGCACCCTGCATGTGGGCGTAGTCAGGGTCGCGCTTCCTGATGCCGTCCTCCCACACGTCCACAGCGGAACGAACACGCTCCGTCTGCTGGATCTGCTGGGTGGCCGTGGCCGTCTCGCTGACGTCTTTCAGTCTGGCTTCTGCCTGCACGGCACGATGACGTGTGCGGGTGAGTTCCCGCGCCGTCGCATCGTCGATCAGCCCTTCGTCGACCTGTTTTTGCAAATCTGAGCTGACACGCAGGCCAAGGGCTTCCTGCGCGGCCATGACGTAGGGCGTCACGCCGTCAAGAAAACCTTTGTAGTCGCCACGTCGCAACGATGCCCCGACACCCAGCAGCATGTTGACGTCATCCGGCGCCAACTGGTGTTGTTGTAGATACCCCTGTAGCTGCCGGTGTTGAGCGATCTCCGGCTGCAGGGCATCCAGGTTCTGTCGGGCTTCGTTCCGCTGCGATAGCAGACGCTCGAACCGCCGACGCGTCTCCGGACGAAGCTTCTTTAACTCAGCTTCGGTCGGGTCGGCTTCAGTCGGATCGGGTGGAGACGGTTCGGTGGCACCAGAAGTTGCTTCTCCCGGCTTTCCCGTAGCCGCTGCCTGGTCCTGGGAGGTCTGGTCCTGAGCCTGCTCACCCGCGTCGGTCTGCGAGGGGGTGGCGCCTGGCTCGGGCTTGGTCTCCACGACCTTGCGGACTGCGGCAAGCAATCCATCACGGTCTGACTGGCGGCTGTCGCCTGACGAGGGCGCTGTGCTGTCTTTGCCTGACGAGGGCGTGGAACTGTCAGCGGGCGCCGCCGGTGTGCTGGCAACGCTCGGGGTTTCGACGACGCTGGACGAGGGCGCGTCTGAAGGCGTTGCGGCGTCCGAAGGGGTCGAGGTGGTCTCTGACATCCAGGGCTTTGCCGATCTCGCTGGATCAGCAAAGGGTTATGCCCTCGTGTTGTGTCCGTGTCCAGCGTTTGTCCACAAGACACGGACGAGACACCCAGTTCAGGGGAAGGCGCCGCCAAGGATCACACCTTGACGGCGCCCGCCCTACCGCCGGATGATGATCTTGACGCGGATGCGCAAGACCACCATGATCAACGGCAGGAACTTGTGATGTCCTACCATCACTTGCTCCTTCCGAAACGCCGGCCAGGCCCGTCCTGGCCGGCGTTGTCGTTATAGCGGTGTTATGATCCCGGGCGCAAAAGGCACTTGTCGACGATCTTGGTGAGCAGCTCGGTGCGCGCCTCGACGTTGTGTTCGTAGAGCCAGAAGAATACCCCCAGGAACACCACGTTCAGAATGATCATCAGCAGGAACGCCGGGGGTAAGACGCGGATCAAGCGTTCCGAGATCGAGGCGAGAAGACCGTTGGTGCGCTCGGCCTCGGTCATCTAGGGGGTAGGCATCCCCTGGCTGCGGCCTGGCACCCGGGCGGGACCACCGGTCCCCGGGCGGTTGCCGTTGGCGCCGTAGACCTGCAACGGCGGAACATGAGGTCCTAGCGGTCCCTGGGTGCCCGGCCCGGTCATCGCGTTGGCCATGCCGGCGGGCCCTTGCGCGGTGGGGTCCTGGCCCGGTCCTGGGGGCCGTGGTGGTCCCCGACCGGCGCCGGTGGGACCAGGGCCTGCTCCGGGACCAGGCGCCCCTGGCGCCTCGCCTGGCGCCCCTGGCGCCACCTGTGGCCGGCCCATCAGCTGGTTCAGCGCCTCGATGCTGGGGGTGCCCTCGGCGAACGCCTCGGTCAGGTCGATGTCATCGCCCATGCGGCGCATCAACTGCCGCGCCAACCACTCGGGTGAGATACCGGGGATGCGCTGCAAGAGGGGGATCAGCTGGGTGAGAACTTGGACGTCTTCCTGACGGTTGGCGGGACCATTAGCGCCGACGTCCACTTCCAGCCAGACGTTGTCAGCGACCGTCTGGGGGTCCAGCGCGGGCCACACCGCGCCTGGTCCCACCACTTTGGTCACCGTCTGGGGCGACACGTTGAGGACGAGGATCTGCGAAGCGGCCTGGGCCAGCTCGGTCATCGTGTCGTTGATGTCGTCGACGGTCGAGGTCAGGTCGGTGTTCTGCGAGAACTGCGCCACCGAGACCTCGGTCGCCGTAGCGTTGCCCGACGTGGTCCCCTGGTCCGCCTGATCTGAACCGAGAACCCGCAGCACGTCCTCAAACACCGGCGCCGTGTCATACACCGCGGCGTCGATCGGTGGCATCTTGATGACCTGCAGGACGTCATCGATCTTCTGGCCGGGGGCCAGGGCGTTGAGTTCCAGGAGCGCGTTCGCCGGGTGGGTGCGCAACTTCTCCAGGTCGGGTTCTTCCAGAAGTCCCGCCGCGACCGCGGTCTTAGGCCGGTTGGCGCGACGATGCTCGCGCAGCCCCTGGCGGGACCGGTTGAGTTCCAGCTGCATGTCGCGGATCAGGTCGATGTCGGACTGCGGAAAGAGGGTCTTTTCGTCGTAACCCTCGTTCAGCACGATGGCGAACCAGGGCCAGAACCGGGTGATCTCGGCCTCGGGGGTGGTCGGCTCCTGCAGGAACTCGGGATAGCCGTCGCACACGACGTAAACCGTGCCGTCCTTGCGGTTGTAGATCTCCCAGACACAGGCCAGCGTCGTGAGGGGGTTGAGGCCGTCGTCATTGCCGCCGCCGTAGCCGGCATCGTAGTGCTGCTCGCCGTTAGGTTCGTAGCCGGACGACTGGCCGTTCTCGTTGTAGGCGGTGTAACTGGTCCCGACGTCGACCATGTAGATCTCTTCGATCTCGTCAGGCGTTAAGAGGTATTCCTGGGCCACCCAGTTGGCGCCCAGGAAGCCCCGCAAGCTGCGGCACTTCGGGTCAGGAATGATCGCCGTGCTGTCCGGGTAATCGAACGACAGGCCCTCGCGCACCACCAGCTGGGCCTCGGCGGTGAGGCTGCGGATCGCCAGTTTCAATTCCTCGGCGTCGGCGCTGTCAGGCTCGATCTCGCGATCCGCCAGGTCGGACGCCAGGCGCTCGATATTGGCCACCCGCTCGGACATATCGGCGATGCGGTGTTCGATCTCGGGCGCCATCTTCATCGCCCGCTGGAAGCCCAGTTTGACGTAACCGACGCTGGTGACGATCGCGCGCCGTATCGACATCTTCATGGACGACTTGAACGAGTGGGTCTGCTCCTGGATGTTGTATTCGTAAAGCAGCTCCAGCGTGCGGCCGATCTTCTGCATGATGGCGTCGAACTGCTGCACCTGGGCGGCGTCCTGCAGGATCATCATGCTGTGCGGATCGGGCGGCATGCCCACCTGGGCGCCCGCCATCGCCGACTGCTGCGCCTGCATCAGCTGGGCTTCCGTGCCGTCCCAGGTCTGCGCGATCAGCTTAGGCTTGACCTTGGCCTGCATCTTCGGGTTGTTCGGGTAAAGCTCCGCCGTGCGCTGCAGGACGTGGCGGATGCAGATGTTGGCGACATAGCGATCGTCGCGCTTGCCGATTTCCTTGCTCAGATCCGGCCACTGGCGCCCCTCGACGAACTCCATGTTCTCACGCATGCGCTTGAACTGCGGGCGCCAGTGCCGCTTGGCGCGCTTGACCCGGTCCTGCCAGCGGATGACCAGCTTGCGCCTTGCGTCATCCGGCGTGGGGCGATCCCGCGGGACCATGGTGGTCTGGCCGGTCCCCGGGACCTGACTGAGCATAGGGTCTGATTGAGCTGAAGCAGGTCCCGCCATGGATGGTCCCCCACCCATGCCCATACCGGGATCCATCATCCCAGGTGGTCCCATCATGCCGCTCACCAGAACCGCCCTCCGCCGAACAAGATCAGCAGCAACAAGATCAGCACGATGAGACCGATGCCGCCGAACGCCTGGCCCCCGTAATGACCTGCCTGATAGCCGTAGTATCCGCCGCCGAAGCCGCCGAACAACACCAGCAGGACCAGGACGACGATGATCAGGTTCACCGGATTGGTGCCCCGAAGACGCCCCAGCCCAACAGACCGATCAAGATAAAAAACAGCAGACTGAACGGCCCGAAGCTGACCAAAGTCTGTTGATTACGCCAATACCAGCCGCCGCCGAACACCAGTGCGATGACATATATGATCCAGAACCATATCGCTGCACTCATCACCAACCTCCCCCGGCATAGCCGAGTTTCACGCTGCGTTCGGCCTGGTCCCGCTGCAGCTTGAGCCAGCCAAAGCTGTGTTCCAGGGGTTTACTGTCATCTTCCTTGCGCGTCGCACCCGCCGGGACCTGCAGGGTGAGGCCCAGGCCGATATACGCAAGTGTATCTACGAAGTCATCGTGCGCGTCATAAGGGAACTTCAGCATCTGGTCCCGGGCGGCCGGCCACCAGGGGGCGCGTTCGGGAAATCTGACGCGGTTCATGCTGAGACGCCCCTGAATGGACTGCGCGCGGGTCTGTTTATCAGCGATCGGCTGCATCTCGATCACCGAACAGAACGTGTGCGTCTCCAGCATCCGTTTCCGGAGGAACGGCCCGATGGATTTAGAAATGTGACTGCGCTCTGCCCACCAGAACAGGGGCTTATGCAGCTTCATCATGCGCAGCATGCTCTCGACCGTCTGTTCGGCGGTCATCTGCCGCCACACCAGGTCAGGCAGGACCCAGATGGTGTCGTCCTTGTCGACGCCGATGACGAGAAGACAGGTCTTATCGGACCCCTGTTTCAGCGCCACCGCATGGTCCGAGGCGGCATAACAGCGCAAGTTGGAGGGCAGGTCGTTGGGCTTGTAGGTGTGCAGCCAGTCGACGCTGAAGAACGTGCCGCCAGCGGGGCTGGGACGGCCCTGGTAGAGCGCGCTGAACCCGCGGTGGTCCCGGCGCTGGAGAGATTTCAGATAGGTCTTGCCGAACCGGCCAGGCCAGAGGGGTTCATCCACCTGGCGATGGAGAGGGTCCTTGCCGTCGTCAAAGGCGAGGGCCGGCAGATCGATGATATGCCACTCGGCGGCCTCTTCGGGATCGTAGTAGGAATTATGTGGGTCGGTGAGGCGCCCGATCAGATCGTCCTGATGCCAACGGGTCTGGATTAAGAGGATCTTACCGCTCTCGTCCATCAGCCGGGTAGCGATGACCTGGGAAAACCAGGTCCAGAGCGTGTCGCGGATCGTGGGAGAGTCCGCCTCCATGCGGTCCTTGATCGGATCATCGATGCACAGAAGATCGCCGCCGCGGCCGGTGGTGGTCCCGCCGCGCCCCACGAAGGCGATGATGCCGCCCTTGGTGGTTTCTAAGCGGTCGGAGGCTTTGCTGTCGTCCTTGAGGACGGTGTTGGGGAACACCTGAGCGTAGGGCGGGCTGAGCATAATATCGCGCACCGCGCGGCCGATATCCTGAGAGAATTTTTCATTGTAGGTGCCGAAAATGGTCGATAAATGCGGGAAAAGCCCGGCGAACCAGGCGATGAACATCTTGGACGCGAGTTGGGTTTTGCCGTGCCGCGGGGGCAGGTTGATAATCAGCCGCCGCATCCGTCCGGCGGCGAGTTCTTCGAGGGCGGCGCAGATCACTTCGTGGAAGCGTTGGACTTCGTAACGCGAGTGATCGGGGTCATCGGGATATCTGGGCGACGGCATCATCAGGCGCGTGAAGGCCAGCATGGACGCTTCCGCGTCCATGATGGCGATCAGGCGCTTGAGAACAAGTTCGTAACGAGCAACGTCCGGCGACATTTAGCCGTGCGGTGTCGGCGTTGGCTGCGGCCCCGGCAGCGCGTTATCGATGGTCAGCGACGGGTCGACAACCACATACTTCCAGCCGAAGCCCGGTAGATACACGAGGCACCAATATGTGCCTGTCGCGATCGGATGCGACGGGTGCGGGTCCATACCAGTCGGCGGTAGCCCTTGATCGGGACGGGGAGGCTGCCCAGGCGCTGTCGGCGGTAGCCCCTGATCGGGGCGCGGAGGCTGCCCAGACGCTATCGGCGGCGGCAGTCCCTGATCTGGCTTAGGTGGCAGATAACCCCCTACGGGCGGCCAGATCGTCCCTGGCGGCGGCTTGGTGCCGCCCGGCGGTATCGGCACGATCGGGTGCGCGGGGACAGGCGGCGGCCAAATCCCTGGCGGCGGTGCCGGCAGGCCCTGATCGGGGTGTTCGATACCGATGCCGTAGCCGGGATCAACCGGTCCCTCGCCTTCCGGCAAGCCTTGATCGGGGTGACCCCCCGAACGGATACGCAGAAAACCTTGAACAAACGGCATGAAAAACCTCCTTGTTACTTCTTCGTGTTGGTGTCACGCGGTGCCTCGCGCGGCGCGTTACGCGACTGCTGCGGAACATTCTGCGCCGGGGCGTCGTCGTAGGGCGGGATCTGACCCGGCACCGATCCCGGGACCGGGTGTGTGGCCGGATCAACCTGAGAGGGCACCGGCGGATTGGTCCCGGGCGGGTTGGTCCCGGGCGCATAGTCCGGCACCGGGAATTGTTCTTTCGGATGCGACTGACCCTGATAGCCATCCTTGCCGGGCGGCTCGTCCACCACGGGTTGATGCCGGACTTGATCGGATTTCTTGTCGCTCATGTCGATGGTCCTGGTTTGAGGGCGAATAAAATCATCCAACAACGACAACGCCGTTGGATGGCGGCGCGGTGGTCGAACCGAGCGCGTTGGTTGCCGTCACCACGCAGGTGACGGTGTGCCCGGTATCTTCGGGTGTTGGCGCATAGGTTGCGCCGGTGGCGCTGTTAGGGGTGCCGTCCGTGTGCCAGGCATAGGCATAAGAGGTTGGCTCGTTATTCCAGTTGCCCATCGTGCAGGTCAGCGTGTCGCCAGCCTGCTGGACGTGCGGCACATCGACATTGACCGGCGGTGCAGTCGGCGGTGGCTCGGTGACCTCGCCGGCCCAGTCGCGGGCACGCTGGCGCTGCACCCGCAGCACGCCGCGGCCCATCGGTGGGGTCTGATCAGACATCAGCCCGCCTCTCTGGGAAACGGCGTAACCTGCCGCTCGTCATCCCTGGGGTTCTGCAGCTGCTGCTGGATAAGCGGCAGCAACGCAGCCATCGCGCGCATGCCGTGATCCATCAGCATCAAAGCCTGGTTCCACTGCTGCGCCTCCAGCTCCACGGTGAGGCGGTCAGTCGGGTTGAGCGGGTTCATGCAGGGTTCCTTCTAAAACACGCAGTCGTTGATGAAGATCCTTGGTGGCGTTCACCAGCGCAGCGACGATCGGATCAAGCGCGACGCCAAGCTGCGGTTCCGCGTCCGGGCCGCTGATTTGCGCGACCGCTTCCGGCAGGATGCTTTGCACCTGCTGCGCCGAGAAACCATGCTCGACGTGCGGCGCGATGACGTTGGTGCGCTCGAACGCGATAGGTTGCAGCTGTAGGATTTCAGGCAGGCCATAGAGAGAGGGCTGGATATTGGATTTCATGCGCTCGTCAGACGCGTTTATGTAGTTGCCCTGACCGAACACCGGGCCTCTGTTGTTGCCCATGTAACCATCCGTGACACGAAACTCGACACCACGCGAGCCGTTGGCCATCCAATACAAATCACCGCTGCCGCCGTTCCAGTCGAAATACCAGTTGGAAGCCAGCTGCATAACGCGACCGCTGCCGCCGGCATACATGCCCATGCCGCCGTTCAGCGCATAGACGCCAGTCTGCGCGGTCACACTGCCGCCGGCGTTGACCGCATTACCAGCGTCCAGATCGGCGTGTGTGCGGATTGTGCCGCCGCTATCGCAATAAAACAGCGTCACACCATCATAACGCTGCCACGCCAGATTACCGTTGCTGTTGTTAAAATAAAACGCCCAGTTAGTGAAGTTTAGAGCAAAGTTGCCGCCGCCGGCAGTTAAGGTAATCTGGGTGGCGTTTGTGCTAAGACTGCCGCTGGCTACTAGATTGCCGGACCCATCGAAGTAACCGAGGGTGCCAGCTGGAACACCATTCCCGTCCATCCTGCTGAACGCCAGCACGCTCGAACCGGCGAACATGCCATAAGCGTAATTACCGGAGACATCCCAGACCGTGACACTCGGGCTACCACCGCTGTTCTGCGAGATGATACGCCCGGCGCTGTCCCGGAGCGCGCCGGTCACCGTGCCGCCGGCGAGCGGCAGATAGCTGTTCGAGACGTAGGACTGGGTCGCCAGGGCGCCGACATAGTTACCGTCGACCCAGGCCAGGACTTCGCTGCCGTCCCAGCCGAACGCCATGGTGTGAAGATACGGACCGGCGAGGCTGTAGTTGATGCCGTTGCCGCCGACCGTCAGCGCACCGCTGAGCGTGCCGCCGCCGAGGTTGAGATAATGCCCGTTCACCCAGCTGGTGAGGGCAAGCTGACCTTGGCCGGACCCGTCGACCGCCGCCTCGATCCAGGTGCCGTCCCAGCCGAACGCGAGATGATGGGCGCCCCAGTAACCACCGAGGCCGGGGAAGGCGACGCCGGTGCCGCCGACGCCCAAGGCACCGGTCATGGTGCTGCCGGCCAGGGCGACGTAGTTGGCGCTGACCGAAGCCAGGGTGGAGGAACTGGACGCGGCCACCGTGGTGTCGACGTAGGACCGGCTGGCGGCCTGCGGCGGGGTCGGGGTGGCAGCCGGTAGCGTGATCTGCCCGGTCATGACACCGCCTGATAGCGGGTATCAGTCTGCGCGATCGACTGGAACTGGTTCCAGTCGGTGATGGCGAAGGCTTTGGGCGCGACGGTGATGCGGGCTTGCAGCAGCTGGCCCGCGTTGACGACGAAGTCGCCTGCAGTGTAGCCGGCGGACGGGGCGTAGACACGGATCGGCAGGAGATCAACCGGCGCCTGGGTCGGATCGATCATGCCGAGGCGAAGGTCTGGGAGGTTCAGCCACAGCTCGCCGCGCTGGCGCGTGCCATTGGACGGGCGCTGGCCGGTGGCGGCGAACCGCTGGGTCTGGATGCGTGAGGTCATACGCCGGCCACCGCAGCCCAGGTGCCACCGCCTTGCGTGACATAGAGCGTGCTGCCAGCGGCGCCGTCCGTCCGCAGCCATATCGAGCCTTTGGGCTGTGTCCCGGTTGCCGCACCAGTGCCAGCGCGTATCGTGGGACCGGATGTGTTGTTGAGGAAAACCGCGGTCAACGCGGCATAGGACGCAGCGCTGGCGCCAATTGTCATGCTGTTTAGCCCGGTGCTGCTGATCTGCCCGACGAACGAGCCGCCGCTATAGAAGTTGTGAGCGTTGCCAGACTGTACGCTGTAGTTAAGCGTCCCTGCGCTATCCACGCAAAAACCAGAGACACCTGCATGCAGATCGATATGCTTAGACAAATCGGCAGCGCCGGTGGCCAAAGCACTGAAATGAAGGCCAGCACTCATCGTGCCACCAGCGAGCGGCACGAACGGCGCGGACGCCAGCAGGTTGACGAAACCCACGCCCGAGACGGTGCCAGTGGCCGTCAGATTGGTGAAAGAGCCAGAGGCTGCATTGGCTTGGCCAATCGGGCAGAAGTCGAGACCGACGGAACTGATCTGACCTATAAAACTGGCGCCGTTGAAGAAGTTATGTCCTCCGCCACTCGGTACATTGTAGTTCAACGTGTTACCAGAGGTGACGCACAGACCAGTGCTGCCACCATAAAGATTGATATGTCGCGATAGGTCATGAGCGCCAGGCGCGTTCGCAGAGCCTTGGTCGATGCCACCGTTGCCGTTGACGGTAAATCCCGGACCCCTGATCAGGCCGCCGCTGAATGTCACAGTGCTGAAATCAACACCCCATGCAGCATTGCGTGCGGGGCCTCCACCCGGTCCAGCCACCACGCCGATGATCCGTCCCGTAGTTTTCACTGGCCAGTAGCCATACCCATCGCCTACTGCGTAGACGACATCCCATCCCGCAGTTGGTGAGTTGGCGTTATTTGAACTCGTGCTATAGGCGGTGTCCGCGCCGCCAGTTCCAGCGACGGCATTGCTGTTCCATAGGTTGACTTTGATGCCGTGCTTGTAGGAAGCACTCGCGCCGGTCGATATCCCCACATCAAGCTCGTAGCCGCACAGTTCCTCCCACCATGTCGCGCCGGTGTACAGCAGGGCCATCTCATTGGAGGCGAAAAAGCCTCCCACAGTAGCACCTGACGCACCGCCACCGTTGTATGCCGTGGAGCTAAACACCGCGCTGCCGACA